AGGTGTTATTTCTTTTATTAGTGTGTAATATAAACTACGTGCTTCTACTTGCTCACGTGTACGTGTAGTATCATCTACGTTTATGTTTGTTTGTTGTAATACTAATTCTTTTATTTTTTCGTTAATTTCCATTTTAATTTTTTTGTTTTTATTGGTTCTTTTCTTGCTAAATCAAATAAGATATGAAATCTAATTACTTCTACTGCTAAATGCACACCTTGACATACTTCAAATAGTTCTAAATCTTCGTAATGCTTTATAACTTCACGTAGTTCTTCTAAACTCATTCCTTGTTCGTACTCGTACAAAGCAAGGTGATAATGTTCAGCAGTAATTTCTTTCATTAATCCTTTTTAAATGTTCCGTTTTCCATTTTACCTGTGCGTTTAGAAATAACATCATAAGCAGAAGCAATACAATCTTCAAGTATTAAACCTTCTAAATGTGCAATATTAGTTAATACTACAATACAATCACCTATAGCATCTATTATTTCATCCCTATCGTTGTGCAGTAATGCTTTTGCTAATTCGCCTGCTTCTTCTTGTAGTTTTAAAAACTGTGTTCTTGAATCGGAATTATTATAGATTCCTTTGTTAAAAGCCCAAACTCTAATCTGATTAAAAATTTCTATTGTCATAATTATTTATTTATTATTCGTATGCTCCTGTTATTTTATTTCTTATTTCATTTGATTTATTAACTTCAGTATATTCATTTGATAAATTTTCATATCCTAAACTTTTAATTACTTCAATTGAAATAACTTTTAATGGTTCTTTTATTCCTAATTTAATGTTTTTAAAATATCCATTTTCATTTTTATAAACTACATTTTTTAAATGTATTTTGTCTTTACCATTTTGTAAAGTTAAATTACAAAAAATTATTTCTTTTCTATCCATTAAAATAAAGTTTGTTGGTCTAAATACGGTTGCAGTCTTTTATTGGCTAAATCAACGTATTCTTTTGATAGTTCACTACCTATCCAATTTCTATCTTGTAAATGTGCCATTTTTGCAGTTGTTCCACTTCCCATAAAACAATCATAAACTAAATCATTTTTATTACTCCAAGTATAAATATGTTTTTTAACTAATTCTTCAGGAAACATAGCAGGATGTTTAAAAGCTATTTTATCATTTGTAGTTTTATTATATCCACATCCAAATTTCCATATATTAAATAAACTTCTTTCTTCTTTTCCTTGTTCACCTTTTAATTTACTTGTGCTGCCATCTGCGTTTCTTGTAGTAGATGATTTGCTTGGTTTATAACCTTGTGTTTTTTCTTTTATAGCATTAAATGTTTTTGGTTTATCTTTAGATAATATAAACATATATTCAAAACATTGGTTATATCTTGTTTGTTCAGGAAAAGGAATTACATCCTTTTGATAAATCATAGTGTCGTGTAAATTAAATCCAATTTCTTTAAAAAATAATGCCTGTTTAAATGAAGTTCCTGTTTCACTACCATCTATAACACTATCTCCTACAATCCAAACACAAACACCACCATTTTTTATTACTCTATATAATTCTTTTGCAATTTCCTCAAAAGCAAATGAATATCCTTTATATTCTCTTAAATTATCATAAGGTGGTGAAGTTACTACTAAATCAATAAAATCATCAGGCATCCTTGCCATTGTTTCTAAATTGCTTTCGCAATATATTTTATTTATTTCCATATCTTATAAAATTCCACGTAATACATACTGATTCAAATCTACATCGCTATCTGCACCAAAGAAGTATTTATAGTTACTAATTCCTTGCTCTAACTTTTCTTTGCCTCTTTGGTAAAATTCATCTGAACATTCAAATATACCAATATCTAAACTACCTTTGTCAATACATACAAAAACAAATTCATCTACACCAAACATTTCACGGTATAAATAAGCCTGTAAATCATAGCTATATTTATCTGCTGAATATCTAAATTCATTTAAGCCTGTAGTAGTTTTTAAATCTACTATCATATTCTCACGTAATATATCTGCTTTTGCTCTAAATGGCAATCCGTCTATCATTGCTATTTCAGGTACTTCAAATCCTGCTTTACTCATATAGTGTACTGCTTCATCATTCTTTAAAATTGCATCAGCTAAACGCTCTGCATCTTTTATTTCAGAAGATGTATATACTTCTTTACCTTCTGCCTTTGCTTCTTTGTATGCTTTTGCTGCTTTTGTAGCTACATCAACTATTACAAGTTCATCTATTTTGTGTGGTTCTAAAATCATTGTGTGGAATAATTTACCATCACGTAGTGGTTGCGTTTCTGATTGTCCATACTTTGTTACGTATTTATACGTTTTAGGCGATTTAAGCACCATTTTTAAAGAAGATGAAGATAATGCTTGTTTACCCAAATAACCGTAGTAAAACTCATCGTTGTACATATTATCCAAGATTTCTTGTTTGTCCCATATCTTATTGTCTAAAGTTGTAATCATATTATCTTATTTTTAATTGGTTTAAGTTATCAAATGTTTCATCCATTTGCAAAACGTTTCTAATTTCTTCGTAGTACATATCTTCTTTATCCCATAAAGATACTAATGATTCTTTTACTTTCATTAGTTTGTTTCTTAAATAAACATTGTCAATAGAATTAGCAACGTTTAAAGATAGTTCAAGGTCTGTTAAAATTTCTGTTTTTGTCATTGTTATTTGTTTTTAAAAATTATCCCATTGCATTACTAAACCAAGACTATCTTGTCTTAATTGTACATTCTTAATTCCCGAACTTCTTACTATTCTAATAGCTTGTTCAAAATCTTTTATAACTCCAAAATCGGTAGCCATATCTTGCCAATCACCTGAAAATCCTATTTGGATTTGTACTGCTGTTTTCATATTGTCTTTGTTTTTAAATTATAAGCAAATATAAACAAGTTATTAATACAAAATACATTTTAGTAAAACTTTAACATTTTAAATGTTGTACGTTATTATGTACAATATCACTATTTATGTTTTAAATAACAAACATAATGAAAAAAGGTAGCTAATTGCTACCCTTAATTCTTAATTCGTGTTGTACTTCCCTTATTTTATCATTTAGCTTTTCATCATTACCACCTTTTAAATACAGTTGTTCACGTTTCTTTAGTAGCTGAGTTAATCTAAATTCTAATTCAAGTGTTTCAAATACTATTTGTTCAGTTCTATCCATTTTGCTTGTTCTTTTCTTAAATGTTTAATTTCTCTTTCTAAATAATCAATTGCTTTTTCAAGGTCTTGTATTTCATTTTCTTTTTTTCCTGCTCTACAAATGTATTTTAAAACATTAAATCTAAAGAAATTTAAATTATAATCTAAAGCAACATCTATTAAATCGTAGCTTTTATTATTATCGTAGTGGTTAGGTGTCATTTTTTAAATCGTTTTGAGTGTTGTGTGTAAAGTTCCATAATCTTTTTTTCTGCTTCGTATTGGTTAAATTCTTTTCTTAAGTTATTTTCTTCTAAATAAATTACCCTGTGTAAATCGTTTAAACTGTATTTACTAATCCAATACTTATTATTTCCTGCAGGCACAATTACATAAGCTAAATTGTTTTGGTGGCAAATACGCATATCATTTAATTCTTGATGTGCAGGGTAGTACCTTGTTTCTTGTTTTTTAGCCATTAAATATAATCTTTATAATTTTGAAATTCATTATATACAAAATATCTTTCTATATATTTTAATTTTAAAATTGATAATAACGCTTCTTTGCTTTTTAAAATTGTTTCTTTATCAAAATCTTTATGATTTTCTATTTTATCACATTGATTTAAACACCATAAAATATTACTATCTTCTAAATTACCATCATCAAAAACAATGTGTCCTAAACCACCAACAGAACCATTTGGTGTTTCATATAGTTCATATACAAGTTTACAACAATCTATTATATTTTTATCTATTTTCATTATTCTATTCTTAAAAATTCTGCCTGTGCGTATTCAGTAAACCATTCTTTATTTTCTTTGTATTTATCAATTACCGCATTAATCATTACAAGTTCGTCTATAGTAGAAGTTTGCAATTTGCCTATAATATCATCTATTGCATTTAAAATGTTTGTAGTCATTTCTGCATCAGTTTTATAAATAGTTGCGTATTCTGTACGTACAATTTCTTCTAAATCTTTATTCAAAGAATTTATTTTGTGTTTTATCTGCTGCTTGTATTGCTTTGTAAAGAATAAATTTTCATTCGATTCTAACAATAACTGCGATAGTAATACTGATTTTAGGTATTCTAATTGTATTGGATTGTCTTTCATAAATTTACTTCTATTAAATTGGTTAATAATATATTTATTTGATTTACTACATTTTCTTTTTCGTACAATTTGCCATTATCGTAATAGATTAAAAAGTGTGGCACGTTAAATGTATTTTTGTATTTAGTACGTTGTGCATCGTGATTTAATTTAGCTTGGTTTTGGTATGGTGTATTCATAAACTTGTATGTAATCGGTTTAACCTGTAAGCCTAAAAATAAAGTACCTTTTGAATATGCTTCCCAATCAGTAAAATAGTTTTCATCTAATTCGTATGGTGCTTTTCTAAATTCCACATTTGGGAACTGCTCCTGTAATTCGTATATTAAACTAATTTCAGTTAGCATACCATTCCACGTTTGACCAAGCACACGAAATTTTGTGTACTCATAACAGGTTAATTCATCTAAAGAAGTAATTTCAATTAACTTATAAGTTACATCTTTTAAAACTGAAACACCCATTACTGATTTATAGAATAAATACCATTCGCTTGGTTCTAATTGTTTTACTGATTTATAGTAATCATCAAATATTTTAGAACATTTACCTACAGATGAACTCCTGAATAGATTAGATATTTTTTTATCTTTATTTAATTGCCTAAATGTTTCTTTATCTATTGGCAATGCAAACCTATATTGGCTATACATCTAATTCGTATTCGTTGTATACTTTTCTAATTTCAGCTATTCTATCCCGCCAACAAGAACCACAATTTGAATTTTCTAATTTCTTATTAAAAATTCTAAAATAAATATCTATTAATTTGTATTGTTGATTCACTGTTAATTGGTCTTTAACTACAATAAAAAATTCAGTTAAATAGTTGTAATCTTCTTCGTTTAAACAATTTGGTTTGTGGTATGGAAATAGTTTATTTAGTACTTCTTTTCGTTTATCGCATCCACAATCAGCACCGGTAGCTTTGCTAAACTTTTCTACTACTGCTTTAATTCCTGTTGCTTCTGTGATTTGTTCTATTGTATCACCTAAACCTTGTGCTTTTTTTCTACCTCGTGCCATAATTTTTAGTTTTAATAAATTCCGTTATAATCGTTGTTAATGTAATCTTGGTAATCTTTACCGAATTTAGTGTTTAAAATTTCTTTGTAGTTTTTGATTGAATTAAAAATTGAAATTAAACTGATGTTTGTTCCTTTTGCTATATCACGCATAGACATTCCCGAATCCCTATAAAGTTTAAATAGCTTTTCATCAAACCAATGCCAATTTTGTACTTCTTCATCTATCAATAAACAAATATCGTGATAAGCGTTATGTTCATCTAAATTAGAATCATCAAATAAAGTAAACTGTTCATCTATTGATACTTTATTTACTTTCATTTTCTTGTTATAGTACTGAAAGAATAAACTCTTTAGCGTAAAAAACACATAACCTTTTCTAACATTGCCTGAAGCATCTATAATCTTTGTTGCATCTGCATACTTATGCAAAGCTATGTACGTTTCCTGTACAATATCTTCAGCGTAATCATATTCACCAAACGAATTAATAATTTTAATCCATTCAGCGTGATGTGCTGCTACTTGGTTGAGCCATTTGTTATCCATACAAAAGAAAATGAAATTACGAATAAAAGCACTTGTATTGTGTGTTCAGTTTCATCTTCATAAACATCATCGTTATATAATGCACCAAGCATTACACCTTTAATTGGTGTTATAATAATTTCACAGTCTACAAACTGAAATACTATTAAACACAAAGCACAAAAAGCAACAAGAAATAAAATCATATTAAAACATTTTAGCGGTTATACGTGCTTCTTTTCGTTCACGTTCTATTGGTTTAATTTGAAAGTTAACTGTTATATCTGTTAGTGTTTCATCTTTATCTTGCAATCCATTCATTAAATCTTCAAGCGCAATATAATCAAATTTAGATTCCAATGCACATAATCGTTCAATTAAACTTAAACTCGTTTGTATGCTTCTAAAATAGTGCAGTAGTTCGTTGTTATCACACCACATTAATTCCATACGTGCAGCATCGTTTTGTAATTCTTGAATTTTATTTTTTAGTGTTATCATCTTAAAATACTCCTTTTAATACATCGTATAAATTACCTT